CGGCAACGAATGAACTAGAAAGAAGCATATCATCTATATTGATTATTTTTTCATTATGTTTGATTGCGTCTCCTGTTATTTCAGCACCCACACTGTGATAACTAGCAGTTGTTCTACCAGTCACAGGGAAAGATGCACTTTTTCCATTTGCTATAGTTCTGACATTAGTCATTCCTAACATTTTGTTTTCTCTTTGGAATGATGCTAAAACTTCTCCACTATAGAGTTTAAGAAAAAGGTCGTTTACACCAGAACCAGTCGCATTGACTTGTCCCAGTCTACTTGGTACTGCGTTTGACATGTTATTGTCTCCTTTTTATTGTTTTAGTTTTACACCTTATTTACTTTCCAATTAGAGAGTTATCTGTCGTGACAGGCAATCATCTGAATTTTAATAAGTCATCTCTCTCTTACAAGAGATGAGATGTTATAAATTAATTTTTTCTTGTTCTTCTTCAGCACAAATGAATTTAATAAATATTTTAACTTCATTTACTGGTTCTTTACCTAAACTTTCAATTTTCTTTATACTTTCTGTATTTCCTGCAATCATACAATCATAATGACTATCGTAAGTATTAAATCTGTGTGGTTCTAAACACTGATTACCTACAGCACTGCACAATATTAAATATAAAGCTACTACTTTCATTTTTTGTGTTGTCTTCTTTTGCTCTTATTCATTGAAGACCATTTAATTCTACTTTTATTTTTAGAAATACTTGTTTTTTTAAATCTACTTCTGCTTTCGTGTTCTTCTTTAGAAAGTAAGTTGTTTTTCTTCTTTGCCACCCACTACTTTTTTTTCCACTTATTTTTCATGTCTTTATATGATTTAGCACTAATAGTGGATTTTTTCTTACTTCTAGATATACCTAGCTTTTTTCTTCGGTTAATATTCCTTACCAATGACATTAATATTTACCTTTATATTTTTTCTTCTTTTTTGATTTAGTTTTTAATTTTTTACTTCTTAATTTTTTTACTAATGTTTTCATTATTTTTTTCCCTTAATGTTTTTAATTGTAGACATTCCAAAACTTCCACTAAAAACTATCAACACTGCCCACCAAAATTCAGTAGGTGCTGACTTTAGTATTTCAAAACCTTTCATCATGTAAGGTTGTGAAAATGGTAGGAAAGTAAAAATAAAAATAAAACTAATTAAAATAGTTAATATTTCATCTTTTATAGAATGTTCTTGTTGTCTTACTTGTTCAACAGAAACAGTTTTTTCTGCTTCTATTTCTTTTGCTCTAATAATTTTATCTTTTTCCATTTTATGCTGAATAGCACCAACAGTTTTGTCTACTACTAATTTAGCAAGTGGATTTTTAAATAAAGGTAAAATAAAATTTAACATTATTTTTTACTCCTGTTATATTTTTTTGTGACAATAGCTAGATTGCCTGAAGAATTATTTCTTGGGTTTCCATCTTTATGGTGAACATCTTTACCTTTAATACCAACTCTATTTTTTAACATTCTTCTAGCCATGTTTCTGCTAGACCTATTTTTTCTTTGTTTAGCTTTAGAATGATAATTGTCGTATTCTTTTCTATAATCTCTCATGCTTTTAATGTTGCTCTATTAGTTGAAGAATTATAAGTATATGCCGATTTAGGTTTCCCACTTATCTTTGACTGCCTATCTTTTGCTCTTTCAGAAGGTGTCATATTTCCTCTTTTATAACCTTTTGCTGTAGCTGTTTTAGTTCCTGTTTTTAAATTTTTTGACCTTTGAAGACTGGCAATAGCTATTGCATAAGCAGAAGACTTGCTTTTTCCTTTAGCCATAAGCTGAGAAACAAGTCTATCTACAATTTTTGCCATTAGAAGACTGAACTATTAGCTAGTTTCCTTTCAACTTCTTGTCTATATACAGGGTCTTTTTCGTATCTAGGGTCATTCATTGCATCAGTGACTTGTGCCACTGAATTAAATACATCACCAGATACATTACCAACTTCACCTTGAAACATTTCTGTTTGTGCAGGTTGATTAGTCATTCCTGCTCTAGTCATTAAACCTTGTACTGCTAATTTAATTTGGTCTACACTTCCAGTTTCAGTTAATTCATTAAATGATTGTTGTTCTGTTTCTGAAAGATTTTCTGATGCCCATGAAATCAAATCACCATATTGTTGCTGACCACCTGCTACTTCTTGTATTTGAGAAGTTTGAGTATCAGCTATAGATTTTTGACCTTGAATATATCCATCAACTAAATCTTTTGATAAACCTTGTTTAGCTAATTCATTATAACTATTATTTGATAATTCACCTTTTTCTGCATACTCATTTGCATACTTATCTACAGAAAAACTATCACTTTTCACTTCTGCTTCTTCAGTAGCTTCTTGTTCTACTGGTTCATTTTGTTTTTGTGAAAATTGTTTTTCTAATTCAGTATATGCTTTAGATAAATCTTCAGCACTTTTGAATTTTTCTGGCAACCAATCAGGTCTAACATCATCAGTAGACTTACTTGTATTGTCTGCTTCGCTAACCTCAACTCTTGTTTCATCATTGGCAACCATCTG